TTTAGTTACAAATGTGTTCCAACTAATATGTTTCATAGCACTTCTTTTTAAATCTTTTGGTATAAAGCCAGAGTCAGGTTTTACTCTATAAAAAGTTACTCCATTGGCACAAGTTAGCATTTCTTTCCAGTCTTCAAAAAAACGATCATATGTAATGTCATCTTCATATACTTTACGATAGTTGTTAGTACTCTTATAGCAGTTATTAGTTAATCCATTAATCCCAGGTTGTAAGTCATGACCTATAAGGTATATTTCATTTGCTCCGTGTTGTACAGCCAAATGTGTTGCTAGTGTTCCTGCATTCCATCGATGATTTTTAGGAATGTTTTTAACTTTTGTTCCCCATTGCTTTGGGTTTCGATATCCAGTCCATACAGGAAATTTATCTGCATATCTATTTGGGTGTTCAGATATTTCTTTTAACATTTCTGGGTCAACTAATACTAAATGATCCATGCGATGATCTCTATAGATAGCATTGCATCCATAAAATTCACCAATCATTCTTAAGTCTTCCCAAAAGCCATCGTACATACGATTAACTTTTTTCCGGCTTTCTCCGTTGCCCCACACAAAGGCAATCTTAGATTCGTTTTTTGAGATCATTTATAATTGCTTCTTTATCCTTTAATATTTTTTGTTGTTGAAATTCTGTAATGAATTCACTATATTCATCTAAAGTAATGAAATTAAAATTAGACCATTGTCCCCAATCTTTTGGAATTTTCCACCCTTCTGCATTAACTTGAAAAAAGTTTACATTAGGATAACATTCAAATATTTTAGACATCTGATATTCCCAATAATGATGTGGAACTGCGTGTCTATTGGCATCCCAATAGTTTTCTGTATCTTTGTATATGTTATTATGTAATTTTTGTCCTTTACCTACACCATATAAATCAAATCCAAGTAAAAATACAGTTTGAGCCTTTCGACCTAACCATCCACCATGACTATTTGAAAGTGCTACCAATGTAGCAAACTGACCAGTCCCCCAATGGAATGGGTCATCAATTCTTTCTTGTCCTTCATAAGGTAATTCTGGCACTTCTAAAAATTTATGTTTAGGAAATGATTTAAGCCATTGTGGTCTAGTGTATAATGGGCATGGAACTTTATTGTCTTTGGCTTCTAGTAGTTCATTAATCATCTTACGGTCAGCACATACTAAAAAGTTAGGAGTCATATCACGATATACAGCATTACAGCCTACAGTCATACCTATTAGGTTAGTTGTTTTAATATCAAAGTCTTTGCGACTTTCACCGTTGCCAATTACTGTTGCAATCCTACTTGCCATAACAATAATTATTCTGATCTATGTTCTATGACTTTATCTATAAGACCAAATTCAAGTGCTTCTTGTGAAGTAAAGAACTTATCTCGTTCCATATTCTTTTCAATTATATCTAATGGTTGGCCTGTATGTTTAACATATATTTCATTTAATCGCTTTTTAGTTTTAAGTATTTCCGCGGCATGAATATCTATGTCTGAGGCTTGTCCTGAATATCCACCTGATGGTTGATGTATCATTATTTTTGAATGTGGTAATGCAAATCGTTTACCTTTTGCTCCTGATTGTGCCAACAATGATGCGGCAGAACTTGCCTGTCCTATTATCATAGTTGATACATCAGATTTAACAAATTGCATAGTGTCATATATTGCTAAACCAGATGATACATATCCTCCAGGTGAATTAATATAGAAACTAATATCTTTTTTTGGATTATCTGATTCTAAAAATAATAGTTGTGCAGATACCAACGATGATACTGAGTCATTAATTGGTCCTGTTAAGAATATAATACGTTCTTTAAGTAGTCTACTAAAAATATCATATGAACGTTCACCTTTTGATGTTTGTTCTATGACTATGGGTACTAATGAATTTTGCATAATCTATTTTAACACTTTAAGTAAGATTGTGTCAACGTTGATTCTTCCATTACCTTTGGTTTCGGTGGTTTTAATTGATTCCCAAATGTTACGCATTGCTATTTTTCCATCCGTAGTTAAAAGTTTTGGCAATATAGTTTCTGGTTTTCGTACAGTTTTTGATACACTACTTCGATCATCATAATCTTTGAGTGTTGTACCTTTAATGATTATTCCATTTGGTCCCATAGCATTATATTGAGATAATTTGCGAGTTTTAATGTTGAATAACCAAAGCATTTTACATTTAGGTATTAAAATAGGATCAATGGATGTTAGTTTATATCTTTCATCTTCATCCTTGTATTGTAATTTTTTTATCATACGTTCTACAGATATAGCTCTTGGTTTTCGTGCTTTACGTTGACTTTGTTTTAATTTTGCCCATCGTTGTATTTGTTCTACTGCTTTATCTTGAATATCTATCATTTGTTTCATTTCTTTGTTAGAATATGAATCATAGCCTTCTTCAATTTCTTTTTCATCTTCAGTACGTTCTTTTTTAGGAATTAATTTTATATGTAATATTTGTTTATATTCCTTGTTAAAGTCTTCGATGTCATCTATTAATCTAGAACAGTATGCTCCAGGTATATCACAATCTTTGCAGTAGTCGTAGATAGTTTGTATTGATAGTTCATGTAATTCATTATCAAATGTAGCATAGTTTATATCTCGAATGTCGATAATATAATCTTGTGTTTGTCTTTGCATTCTTTCTTGAATGTCAACCTTTGGTTTTTGTTTTTTAGGTTCTGGCTCAGGTTCTGATACTGGTTTGAATTTAGGTTCTTCTTTAATTTCAGGTAGTGGGATTTGTTTTGTTTGTTTCTCATTATCGTTTATTTGGTTCTTGAGAAACTCAGGTATGTCCAATAAGTCGTTATCTAATTTCTTTGCCATTTCAATATTTTGTAACATGGTTATATAGCTCAGGCAAAGATTTTTCTATAGATTGTGATCTATATTTGTCGTATAAGGCGGTTATTTTAAAGAATTGTTTCATATGTTTTTTACTATCTTTATGACTGTCTTTGTTCATTAAAATTTTTAAGAGTGTATGTAATTTTTTATATAGTGTCGGTTGCTTTGCTATTTTTAATTTAAAGCATTGTTTAATTTTGTCAACTGCTTGTTGTCTTACTTCGTAAGGTAGTACGTCAATTCTATAATGCATAGGAAAGTCTAACAAGATTGGTGTGACTTCAATGTTTCTTTTTTCACATAATTTATCAAAATATTTTAAATGTTCATAAATGTTAAACACATTGTATATTTGCCAACATGGTGAAACCATCAAGTCTGCTTTGTCATTATTTTCTATAAAATAATTTATATTTTTAGATATCGATGACCATTTAGATGGTGCTCTAATATATTCTTGTACAGCATCTATACCGTCTATAGACATAGTTAAATCTACTTTGCGAAATTTGTCCATTAATTTTACAAATTGTTTTTGTACATTAGTCATATTAGTATTAAATTTAATTTGTATATTTTGTGCGTAATTGTTATTAACAGGATAATCCAAGAAATTATACATAGTTCTTAAAAGAGTTGGCTCACCACCTTTTAAGTATATCCTTCTATTAACTTTTAATAAATCATATAGTTGTTTCATTAGTTCTGTATTATCACCATGGTCTATAATTTCTAAATCGTCTGTTTGAAATCTCATAAGTTCATGATTTACTTCCAGTCCTTCTTCTTGTATTATGCTCCATTGTTCTTTAGCCAGTTCACTACTTAATCCACTAAAGCACATTCTACATTTTAAGTTACATAATGAACTAAAATTTATATCTAATGAAATTGGTGAATCACAAATTTTATTTTTCTCCCAACGGTCTACGGTGTCCCAAAATGTTTTTCCTTCTTTCATTCTGACCCAACCTTCGTTTTCTTGTTGTCTTAAACTTGCTGTACCTGATTGTTCTTCTTGATAGCAGGCTGTACATCCAGGAATAGGTCTTCCTTCTAACATCCTTTCTCGTATGTGATTCATTTCTTTTGATTGCCAAAATTCTTTAATTGTTTTATTCTTTACATCAAATTTTTTATCTTTTAAAATTGTATCGGCGTGAGGTGTCCAGTTACAGCAAGGCCAATATTCTCCACGTACAGGCTTGCCTGATGCTGTTATCATCATATGTGTCCATGCGTAAACGCAAAATGATTTGTTATTTGTAATGTCCATTTAAATTAGTTATATTGTAATCTTCACCAGGTAACTTCCTCCATCTGAATTTATGATGCAATTTTTTATTTTTGGATTTGAACCACACCAGTGGATAAACTCTTTTTGTATTTGTCCTTTACCTGTAATGACGTGTAATTTTTTTATGCCTTTGGACCTACAATCATTAACAGCACGGTTGAATTCATTGTATGCATTTTGCACCGTTAACCCG